TCCCAGTACTCCTATTTTTAAGTTGAACATTATTCATGCAAGTAAAATTTGTTAGAAAACCTACACCACATCTTCTTCTTGATAATATTTTTTCTGAGGAAGAGTTGAAACTAGTTTGGACAGAACTTAACTTTATTCATCCTAATTTAGAACCCCCTCAACACACTGATGGTGCAAAAATTAATGGGGAAGTAATCAAAAAAAATTCTGGTATATTTCTATATGATGTATATAAAAAATATACCTACTCTCATATACTTAAACTAATATATCAAAAAATATATCACAATCAAGATTTAAAAAATAAATGGGAAGTTGCCTGGACAAAAGACTTTTTCAGTTCTTCTAATTGGGACTCTGCATTAGTAAGTTATTATGAGGATCTAGATAATTATAAATCTCATTGTGATAATTCAAATTTTACAACCTTAATGTGGATTTGGAGAGAACCAAAAAGTTTTATTGGAGGGGACTTTACTTTAGACAATTACTCTCATAAAATAAAAGTGAATAACAACTCTGGAATAATATTTTTATCTGCAGAAAAGCACTCTGTTTCCACAGTAAAAATGACAAACCAATCTTCAGAAAATTGTGGAAGATATTGTATATCTAGTTTTTGCGGATTGGGACTAGGTAGTTAATTTTCTTGCTCCTTTAGCAATCTGGTGAATGCACCGAACTCATAATTCGGCTAAGGTGGGTTCGATCCCCTCAAGGAGCATGGACAGAATCCGAACTGTCCTACTTGACTCTTAACCCAATTTTTCTTATAATAACAAAGTCAATAAACAAAACAATGACTCTCACAGCAAAATTCAAGAAAGACGTTCAAACCCTTCGTGGTGCTGCAAATGGCGACTTCTACCTTGATGTAAAGAATCCGAAACTCTACAAAAAGGTTCGTCGGTACTATGAAAATGAGGGTGTAGTATTCTCTGGTGATCCTCTGGATGATTATGAGATGCTTATGGAATATGTTGCTAGCGATCTTGAATCCGTTGAGGTTGCATGAAAACAAAAGTTCTTTTTGAACGTGAGGGATACCGTTTTGTAGAAGCGGGTATCCTTGAGATAAATGGAAAACCAGATTACCGTCTTCAAAAACAAAATTATTATACCAAACGTTGGAATGACATTTATCTCTTTGATAACGGTATGCAATGTTCTCTAGCAATGGAAGACATTGAATATGCAAAATGGTTAGATCCAGATCGGGTTCCTTGTTATGTGAAAGATGATTGATTCTTTGTTCTCTACAAATGTTTTTCTTAAAAAGTGTGATCTAAATATTTCATACCTTGAAGAAAAATGTAGAGAGCATCAAAAAACTGTTTCTTCAGTAAAACTATCTAACAATGGTGGATATCAAGGTCATAATTTTTATGACTCTGATCTATTAAATGAAATTATATCTTTAGTTCCAGTTAGACCTGACAAACAGTTAAATGATCTTAGTGTTGATTTTTGGGTAAATATAAACAAACTAAATGATTGGAATGATTTACATAATCATGGACCATATCATGGAGTATTTCTATCTGGTGTCTTTTATGTAAAAACTCCAGAGAATTGTGGAAGACTTAGATTGTATGATCCTAGACTTCACATTTGCAATTCATTGGATATGAATTACTATAATGATGGGCACACCTATCATTTTTATGAACCAGAAGAAAATATGTTAATTATTTTCCCATCTTGGATTCATCATATGGTTGAACCGAACAAATCACACGAGGATAGAATTAGTATTTCATTTAATCTTACAGTCTCGGGATGACTTAAAAAGCGCCCTGGTCGGGATAAGCGGAACCCCCCCTTATGTCAAAAATAAATATCTTAAGATACATCGGCAACATTCTTCTCATTCTTGGTTATCAAATCATGCTATGGGGAGATTTCAAATATGGACTATTGGTAAAGTTTATTGGTGGCGCTTTAACTATACCTTTTGCAATAAAATTAAAACTCTATGATGTTTTGATTTTATGTGTTTTCTTCTCAGTGAATGAAATTGCAAAACTGTCCCAACTTTTCTTAGTTTTTCAAAACTAAGTGGTGGAGTCAAATTTGACCCCTTAGGTTTCTTGCTTCCTAAAAGAGCAAGTGGTGCGGATGGGACTCTCTCCCGCCTGGTTTCTTGCCTCCAGTCAAAGGGCAAGTGGCGAGCCTGAGTTACAGAGGCGGGTTGCATAAACCCACCTTTTTTAGTATAATAAAAAGAAAAAAGTATGACGGTTTTAGTTACAGGTGGTGCAGGATTTATCGGTTCAAATTTCTTGCACAATGCAATTGACTGGTTTGCAGAAGATATTGTCTGTGTAGATAAATTGACTTATGCTGCGGATTGGAAAAATATTCCTGATCCAGTTATACTCTACACAGTTGATATTTCAAATGAAGAAGACTGTGATTATATTTTTGAGAAGTATAAACCAAAAACAATCTTTCATTTTGCCGCAGAAAGTCATGTAGATAATTCTATTCAAGACTGTTCGGAATTCATTAACACGAACATAAGCGGGACCGTAAATCTTTTAAATCTCTCCGTAATGTACGGAGTAGAAAAATTCATTCATGTTTCTACTGATGAAGTTTATGGATCAGTAAAAGATAAACCATTTACTGAGACAACACTGTATGATCCAAGAAATCCATACTCTGCATCTAAAGCAGCGAGTGATCATTTTGTGATGGCATATCACAACACTTATGGTCTTCCTGCCATTATTACTAATTGTTCTAACAACTACGGACCAAGGCAACATAGGGAAAAGATGATTCCAAAGACAATCACCAATCTCTTAGAAAATAAAAAAGTCCCTGTGTATGGTGATGGAAAACAAATTCGTGATTGGTTGTTTGTTCAGGATCATTGTGAAGCACTTCTAACTGTTTGGAGTGGTGGAACGGTAGGTGAAAAATATAATATTGGTGGTGATCACGGTATGACCAATATTGATCTAGTAAAACATATTTGTAGTGCCTTAAATAAGAGTGAAGACTTAATTGAGTTCGTTGAAGATAGACCAGGGCATGATAGAGTGTATGCTACAGATGCTACAAAAATTAAAGATGAACTTGGTTGGAGACCTTTGACTACTTTTGAAAACGGTATAGAACAGACAATTAAATGGTATGAAAGCAACAGAAATTAATTTAAAGGATGCTTACATCATCACTACTCCAAGGTATGAAGATGAGCGTGGATTCTTTCTTGAAAGTTTTAATCTAAAAAAGTTTAGAGAAGCAACTGGAATTGAAAGTGAGTTTGTTCAAGACAACCACTCAAAGTCATCTAGAGGAGTTTTGAGAGGACTTCATTATCAAATTCAACATGCTCAGGGTAAATTAATTAGATGCACTCAAGGTGCTGTCTATGATGTAATCGTCGATATTAGGAAAAGTTCTCCTACTTTTGGAAACTGGTTTGGTATAAAGTTGTGTGAAAACAACATTCATATCTGGGTTCCTCCTGGATTTGCTCATGGTTTCTACACTCTTACAGAAACTGCAGAAATAAACTACAAACAAACTGATTACTATTACCCTGAATTTGATAGAACCCTGATGTGGAATGATCCACAAATTGGTATTGATTGGCCAGTAGATGGGATTCCAACTCTTTCTGCTAAAGATCAAGTAGGAAAATATCTTGAGGAGTGTGATAAGTATGAATAAAATATCCGTTTATGGTGCTACTGGTTTTATTGGTGGCACCTTTTGTGATCTCTATTCCGACGATGTAATTAAAATACCAAGAGATCAGAGAGAACCAGAGTCTAAAAATATCTTGTATTTGATTAGCACAATTTCAAACTACAACGTATTTGATAATTTGCATTTGGATGTTGATACCAATCTTACAGTTCTTCTTGACACTCTTCAGTACTGTAAGGATAATGACCTTATCCTCAATTACGTGAGTACTGGATTTGTTTATGGTCCAGATATTGTCTATGCGAAAGAAGATGATCCTTGTGATCCAAGAGGTTTCTATTCAATCACTAAAAGAACTGCCGAACAACTTCTAATCTCATTTTGCAAAACTTTTGATGTCAAGTATCGCATTATGAGAATTGCAAATGTCTATGGGCAAGATAAAACTATTTCCCCAAAAAAGAATGTTCTTGGATTTCTGATTGAGTTGATGAAACAAAATGATCCAATCACGCTCTATGATGATGGTATGCAACTCAGAGATTACATGCATGTAAGTGATATTTGTAGAGCACTTAAACTTGTAATGGACAGGGGTGAAGTCAATCAAATCTATAATATCGCAAGCGGAACTGCTTTACCGTTTAGAGAAATTATTGAAATGGTAAAGAAGAATCTTGGAAGTGAAAGTGAATTGGTTTCAATTGAAACACCAAAATTTAATCAAATAGCACAAGCAAAAAACTTTGCTTTAAACGCAGATAAACTTAAGTCTTTAGGATTTGAGCAGAAAATCTCATTGGAAGAAGGCTTGCAAACTCTCTGTCTGTGAGGTACAATATATACTAGGAGTAATTTTTCATCTATGAGTGATTATAAGAAAACAGCACTTGTTCTTGGTGCTGGTGGTTTTATTGGAAGCCACATGGTAAAAAGACTGAAGGCAGAAGGATATTGGGTTCGTGGTGTAGATCTTAAGTATCCTGAGTTTTCAATTTCTGCCGCAGATGAATTCGTTCAGGGAGACCTGAGGGATGCTGATTTTGTTCGTCGCGTCATTGAATTCAAAGGAGAACAGGGTAATTTTTACGCCAATGTTCCCTATCGTTATATCCAACCTTTTGATGAGATCTATCAGTTCGCTGCTGATATGGGTGGTGCAGGATTTGTATTTACAGGTGAAAATGATGCTGAGATCATGCACAACTCTGTGTCAATTAATCTGAATGTTCTTGAAGCACAACGTCAGTTGAATGAAACCTTTGATGGTGTGGATAAAGAATGGACTGCTTGCAATCGTCCTAAACTAGATTATCAGACCAAGATCTTCTATTCTAGTTCTGCTTGCATGTATCCAGAACACAATCAATTGGACCCTGATAATCCTGACTGCCGTGAAGAATCCGCTTATCCAGCAAATCCAGACTCTGAGTATGGTTGGGAAAAACTGTTCTCGGAACGTCTCTACTTTGCTTATAATCGTAATCATGGTATCCCTGTACGTGTTGCTAGATACCATAATATTTTCGGACCAGAAGGAACCTGGAAAGGTGGTAGAGAAAAAGCACCAGCAGCAATCTGCCGTAAGGTAGCAGAACTTCCTGATGATGGTGGTGAAATTGAAGTCTGGGGTGATGGAGAACAGACCCGTTCATTCTTGATTGTGGATGAGTGTGTAGAAGCGACTTTCCGTTTGATGAACTCTGACTTTATTGGACCTGTGAACATCGGTTCAGAGGAGATGGTGACAATCAATCAACTGGTGGATACTGCTGCTAAGGTTGCAGGGAAGACTGTTACCAAGAAGCACATTGATGGTCCTCTTGGTGTTCGTGGTCGTAATTCTAATAATGATTTGATTCGTGAAAAACTTGGTTGGGATTATTCTCAAGCACTTGAAGAAGGTGTCCGTAAAACCTATAATTGGATTAACTCTCAGATTAAAGTAGTACATCATCCTGTTTGAATATGAAAGTAACTATTCTTGGATCTGGTGGTCAGATTGGTGCATATCTGACAGAGTATCTTCGTGACAAGGGACATGAAGTAACAGAGTTTGATGTTGTAAATGGTGAGGATCAGGATCTTACCGCTATTCCAAATCCTAAACTTCAACATGACATTAGACTTTCTGATTTTGTATTTTTTCTTGCTTTCGATGTTGGTGGATCTAGGTATCTGAAAAAGTATCAGCATACCTACGAGTTTATTAATAACAATACTCGCATCATGGCAAATGTGTTTCAGTGGTTGAAAGAATATCGCAAACCATTTGTCTTTGCTTCATCTCAAATGAGTAACATGAGTTATTCACCGTATGGAGTGTTGAAGCGAGTAGGAGAACTTTATACTCAAACTCTCAATGGATTGACTGTAAAGTTCTGGAATGTCTATGGCGTAGAAAAAGATGCTGAAAAGTCTCACGTTATTACAGACTTTATTCGCAGAGGATTTGAGGAAGGTGAGTTTGAGATGCTCACTGATGGAACAGAGGAACGTCAGTTTCTTTATGCGGAAGACTGCTGTGAAGCATTGGAAACAATCATGAATTGTTACTCTGACTTCAAACCAACGGATCCTCTTCATATCACCTCTTTTAGGAATGATTCTATCAAGAGTGTTGCTGAAATTATTCAGGGACAATTCAATCTAGTTGAAAGGTTTGATGTAAAAATTAAACCTGGAGTCGCAAAAGATAGTGTTCAGATGGATAAGAGAAACGAAGCAGACAATTACATCACTGGATGGTGGATGCCCAAAACTACCCTTGATAAAGGCATCGCTAAAGTGTTTGCTGAAATGAAAAAGGAGTA